ATGGAAAATTATATACATTAAAATCTATTGTTGATGGTCGAATAAGTAATAAAACGAAAATAAGTGTGAAGACACGAATAATGTAACGTAATATAAAACTCAAGGTAGCGGGTTTGCCAAACGACCGCACTAAAAAGCGTAGGAGAAGTAATGAAAAAAGATATAAGATATAATGTAATACCCGAACCAAAAGAGATGCCAGAGATGCCACCACCGCCACCGATGCCAATGCCACCGGTGCCACCAAAACCACCAGGTGAGTTTCTAAGGGATAATGGTGTCTTACATATGGATAAAGAATTTAATCAGGAAAATTGTATGCCACTAGTTAAGATGATTATGGAATATAATTTAATGCCAGAAAAAGAGGCTCCAAAGATTATTCATTTATACATCAACAGTCCTGGTGGATTCGTTGATAGTTGTATGCATCTAATTGATATTGTGAAACAATCACGCATTCCAGTTTATACATATGGAATGGGTGCAATTGCATCGTGTGGTGTTATGTTAATGATGGCTGGAGTAAAAGGACATCGTTATCTTACACAAAATACAGCAGTTATGTCACACGAATTTAGTGGCGCAACTAAAGGCCAATATCACGATATGCTAGATGCACATACTCATATAGAATGGACAAATCAAAAATTACTTGAACATTATATGAAATGTACGAAAAAGAAAGAAGCATATATTAGAAAGCATTTACTAGCACCAAAAACTGACCATTGGTTAACACCAGAAGAAGCAGTCAAGCACGGTATTGCAGATAAAATTATTGAAACATATTAAAGTTTAGGAAATAAATGTCAGAAGTCAAAAACTACTCAGCAGATATGCAGAAATTATTCGTTCAGTTTATGCTGACCGATCCTCAATTATTCACTAGAATAATGGGAATTGTGGATGAAAGGCATTTCGATAGACCTATTCGTGATATTGTGAAGTTTCTCATTGGATATAGTAATCAATATCAACAACTGCCATCAGTTGAGCAGATAAAAGCAGAAACTGGACAGGTAATAGAGTTACTTGATAGTATAGAACAACATAGTGACTGGTTCATAGATGAATTTGAAACATTTAGCAGACATAAAGCAATTGAACGAGCAATTGTTAATAGTGCAGATTTACTTGAAGAGGGTAAGTATGGAGAAGTAGAAACAACAATCAAAGATGCAGTTCAAATTGGATTAACTAGGTCATTGGGTACAGATTATTTTGAAGACCCAAGAAAAAGACTTGAGCATTTAAAGGAAAATAACGGACAAGTTACTACTGGTTGGAAAGATTTAGATGATAAACTTTATGGTGGTATTAATCGAGGTGAAGTAACTATTTTTGCTGGTGGCTCTGGTTCAGGTAAATCATTATTCATGCAGAATATGTCATTGAATTGGGCACAGATGGGAATGAATGTCGCTTATATTACTTTAGAATTATCGGAAGAGTTATCGGCAATGCGTATTGACGCAATGGTAACAGACCGCAGTACCAGACGCATTTTTAAAGAACTTGATGATGTTGAATTACAAGTTAGAACAGTTGGTAAGAAATCTGGAATGCTTAGAATTAAATATATGCCATCTGGTTCAACGGTTAATGATGTGCGTTCGTATCTGAAAGAACTCCAAATCGTAACAGGAAAAATAGTTGATTGTATATGTATTGATTATCTAGACCTTATTATGCCAATAACAAAAAAGGTTTCACCAGGTGACTTGTTTATTAAAGACAAGTATGTTACAGAAGAAATGCGTAACTTTTCTATGGAAACACAGACAATATTTGTTACAGCCTCACAATTAAATCGTTCAGCAGTAGAAGAAATTGAATTTGACCACTCTCATATTGCTGGTGGTATCTCTAAAATTCAAACTGCTGATAATGTTATCGGCATCTTTACAAGTAACGCAATGAGAGAACGAGGTCAATATCAACTCCAATTATTGAAAACACGAAGTTCAAGTGGTGTTGGTTCTAAAATAAATCTAGTATTTGATAGAGATAGTCTAAAAATTAGCGATTCAGATTTAGATGATGATGATTTAGCAGTCGGAACCCAAGATTCACAAACTTCGAAGGTGATAGATTCTCTGAAAAGAAAAACTATACTCGCAGATACTATTGAAGATTCTGCTATCCCACCAGGTAAAACAGATGCGGCAAAGGCATTAAGGGCTATGGCAAAGTCTAAAAAAGCAAGTCCATTTGATGATAATTGATAAATACTGGTAGGAGAATTATTTTATGACTAAGAAACCACGTAGAAGTCTATTTGAAGAATTAAACTCGATGGCGATTTCTAAAAATGAGCCAGAAAGATTTGTCGAGCAAAAAGGCGAACATATCATTTCTGGTGCAATAAATTTAATTGAGTTCATAAATCGTGAATTTGATGAATCTGTTGCTGTGGATTTAACTAAGCGTCTTGTTAACAGCATTCGTACGGGTGACATGAGAAAATTCAAACGTGGAATAACTCATGCGAAGCGAAAAAATGACTCTTGAACAACAACTTAAAGAATTAAAAGTCCTATCGGGTATCTATAAGCCCTATCAACCGGAAGAGTTGCATCAGGAGAATATTTCTCATATTGGAACTGCAAAATCTCAATATCAAAAGAAACATAAAATAGAACCAGGAACACAAGAATGGTTCAAGTTATGGTTTGCTCGTCCGAGATTGACAGGCGAATCACCATACGGCAAGGAATAATATGAAAGTCAGAGAAATAATATTAGGCAAAGGCCGAGAAAGAAGATTTAGAGGACCAAGAAAACCTCGTAATATACAAGTTGGCTTTCATAAGAGAATGAAAAACCTTCTGGATAAAGCCCTTAAAGAAGAGGGTGCAAGAATTCATCATTTAGAAGACTTGATTATCTGGGACGGTTCAGTTGGTGGTCAAAAAGCAATCGCTAAATTACATCAAGTAGAAACTTCTCCAAAATCAATCAGTATCAAATGGGACGGCTCACCAGCCGTTATCTTTGGTAGAAATACAAATGGAGAATTTGTATTAACGGACAAAAGTGGATTTACTGCAAAAGGATATGACGGAAAAGTTACAAGTGGTGATGACTTAGAGAAAATGTTTCTAAACAGAGCCAAAGATGACATAGATGACAGCAGACGAGATTTCGCATCACAGATGAAAGGTATATGGAACACTGTAGAAAGTGTTATACCTGAAGAGTTTAGAGGATACTTACACGGTGACTTGTTATGGTTCTCAACTCCCCAATCAAAAGATGACAGACTTATATTCAAGCCAAATACAACAGCATACTCAGTAGACTCTAAAAGTGATATAGGTAAAAAGATATCAAATAGTGATGTCGGTATTGTAGTACATCAATCTATTGACTTAGAAGGAAATAAAAGTGGTGTAGATATGGGACAACTTAGAGATGGTAAAACATTTATTATGCCACCAGTATACGTTACTCAATCTCCAGGAGTTGACCTTCCTGAAGTAGACAGATTAGAAAGTTATTTAAAATCAAATGCAAATGCAATTGATAAATTATTGGCAGTGCCAGCCGAATTAAAAATAGCAGACTTTGGTAACATTCTTTACACTTATATTAATAACAGCACAAAAGCAGACAATCTAGATAAACTAGGAACGAATTTCAGTGAGTGGGTAGACACATCAAAACTAAGTGAACCAAAGAAAGAACGAGTAGTTCAGTGGGTTCAACAAAATAGTGATGGATTTGAAGCAATCTTTCAATTCATTAATGGTGTTATGACAACAAAGAACAAAATTATTAAAACGTTAGATTCTCAACCAGCAGATATCGAAGCCAGTACAAATGGTCAGAAAGGTGGAGAAGGCTACGTAGTAGGCAATGACGTGAAACTTGTAAATAGAGCAGGATTTACAGCGGCAAATATGAACACAGAGAGATAATTTTTAACTAATAATAAGAAAATGGGCAAAAGAGCAGTACCGTTCGTGGAAATTAAAAGAAATGCGGCAACACGTAAAGCAACCGCATCTAAGAAACATATGAGTCACGGTTCATTTAGATGTGCAAGGCATCCTAACAGTAAAAGATGTAGAAACGGAAGTACTAAGTAAGATAAATACTATTATAATTAATGACGAGGGGAAGTTATGTTTAAGGAGTCTAAAAAACACCTTATTAATAATGATATGACTTATTGGGAGCATTTTATCTTTGCATTTATGTTTATGATAGAATGTTTAAAGATGACGTTTGCATTAATAGTACATATGGTTGTACCAGGATTTTTTACTACATATTCTAGTAAAAAAACTCTTGAAAATGCAAAGATGATAGACGAAATGGAAAGAAATTAAATGGAACAATATAGAGAAAAATCAGAAAATAAGTTACAACTTGTAAATTCATTGTCTGAAAGCAGATTATTCAGAACTAAAAAGATGGCCAATGATGTCAATATAGATGATGCGGCTGATTTAGTGTTTTGTCACTTTCTTGTATTGAATATATTTAATAAAGATTATGATTTTGCCCCATTGGCATCAGATGTAGCATCACGCACTATGGTTTATAGAAATTTTGATTATTTCAGAACAAATGGAACGGATATGTACATGGCTTTTAATAGATTAATGGGTAAAGACAATGATATTGGCGATGATGAAAAAGATGAGATAGCAAAAAGCAGACTTTCGTTACATAAAGCCGATATTTTAAGATTTTTGCTTCATTATTCTAATAATAGGAGTGATAAGTCATTTGAACAAAGATATTTGTTACGTTATCAGAAAAATCTTAATGTTCAAGACGGTATGTTAAAATCAGTTCGTAGATTAGTTGGAGATTGGGACAATTTAAGTCAAAATCAAAAAGCATTAGTAGTAACACGACTAGTTCAATGGTTTCGTAGAAAGGCAAGACTTGCAGAAATATTCCCAGCACTTCTAAAATTACAGAGACGTGGTAATTATTCAGTTGATGACAAAGAAGACACGAAAAAGAAAATATGGGACGAACCAATAGTGAAAGCAGGAGCGGCGGCACTTGGAATCGGGGCACTTTGGAAAGCCGCGGCAGCACAAGGCAGAAAAAGTGGGGAAACAACCTATACTACTCAAAAAGGAAGATTAGGCAGAACTTAATCTTTATTTTTTGCTTAAAAAGATAAATAAGAGTGTAGGGATATTATATCCCAACTAAAGAGAGGGTATATACCTCAATTTTAAAACAATTTTTTAGGAGACATTAAAATGGCAGCAATAGCACAAGCAGGTAACGGATTAGGTTCAGTTACTACAGTTTTAGTTTCAGACGCAGTAGTGGCAGACCAAGCGGCATTAGATGCAGTTTCGGCAGCACTACAAACAGCAGGTCACACAGTTGCAGGTATTGACGGAGCCCACGGTTCTGCAATGCACTTCGCAGTTCAAGGTGGTCCAGACGCTTCGGCTTATTCAGCAGAAGTTATGGGGCAGGCTCTTTCAGCAGTTTGTACTTTTACCGACTAATAACCATTTAACTTAATTTTTAAGTTTATCAAAACCCGCTGAAAGGCGGGTTTTTTATGATAAATACCATATATCATATATAGACGGAGATATTATTATGGCAAGAATACACGGTGCGGCAACCGCAGGTGAAAACCTAGCAGGAAACATTAATTTTTATACAATGTATATAAAGACAGTAGATATGTCATTTACTGGAGATTTGGCAGACCAATCACAGCAAAACATGGATGATGTTGTAAATATTATATCATTGATAGCACAGCCACTTGTTATGAACAATCCAATATCCGTTACACTAGATGGCATTGCACCAACATTAACAGGCGCTGGAACGATTTTCAAATTTGCAGTAGAACACGACAGGGTATTTGAGAGAGATGGAGATAACGTTTCTGTTTTAAAAGAAATATTTTATGGAATAACAATAGATGGCACGTTACTTACTACTTCTAATACAGAATTTTCAATGTCTGACCTTCTTTAATAAAATATAATAACTAAGCAGTTTATCGTTAACATCGTATTTATAAATATAGTAGAATATACTTATAAGTATACGTAGTTTATTAGAGGGAGACACATGAAATTTATACAAGCCATTTTCATCGTTCTATTCACATCATTATCAACTATTACATTAGCCGATACCACTAGCAGTGGTTCTACTGATAACGACCAGACAAATGAATCAGGTTCTAACACAACGATATCGGGTGGTTACTCTTCTGAAAGTACAACTACATACGCAGACGGTTCAACTAACGACACAACAAGTACAACCAATAATACAACTACAAACACTTCTAACGCATCAAGACAAAATGTGCCTACGGCAAGTGCGCCAAGTATGAGTGCATACTCACAAGATATATGTGCTACTGGTAAATCTACAGGCATACAAGTACCAGGAATTGGTCTGAGTAGCGGCACTACAG